GCAATTGTTAAAATTGCTGATATTTATAATGTTTTACCAACAGATACTATGGAATTTTTTCGTTATATAATTTATAAAGCTACTTCTAAAACTTTATTAATTAAAAATGATGAAACTATTCAATTAATTAAAGATAGTAATTATAATCCTGCACCATCTTTTAAACAGTTTGGATTAGAAAAATTAGTAGAAATATTTAATAGATTTAAACCTTTATTTTTAGCATTTAAAAATAAATGTCCTAAAACTATTAATAAAATATCTAAACTTTCTAAAAAATATCACAAACCATTAGGGAATGGTAAGCTGTTTAATATCCTAAGTTGCATTTATACAATATGGTATTAAACCAGGTTATTAACCTGATGACTCTGGAAACAGAGTGCTAAAAAATTATTATTAACTTTAAAATTAAAAATTATGTCAGAATTAACAATTGATTTAAGTTTAACAAATCAAGATTTGTACAAAGGTCTTGATGTTGAAGAAGTTGCAGGAAGATTAAATCTTAAAACCCCTGTAAAAGAAGCTGCAAATGTTATCGGTAGAAATATCAATGATATAGTATCAATACAAGAAGTTTACGATGAAGTAATTCTTACAGGTCCTATGGCTGTATGGAGTTATTTAATTGTATTTCATGCAGTAGTACATCGTTTTAATAGAGTGTATTATAATGACGGTAGAGGTAATAAAATTTTAATTGCTGCACACGGATAAATATTAACTTTAAAAATAAAAATATGGTAAGAAATTACATAATATTATTCATTTTGAACATTTTTTTTTCAACAAATACTGAATTTTTATCACCTGAAAAAACAATTGATTTTGAAAATAACAGAATCTCTTATTATACAAATTTATATTTAGAATTAAATTTGACCATTCAAGAAATGAACAAACTTGATTTAGTAGCTAAAAATATAGGTACTAAAACAGATTATTTACTTGATTTGATAATAAGAGAATCGAAACTTAATCCGCAAGCCATTAACAAAAATACAAAGGCTATAGGGTTAATTCAATTCATGCCGTCTACCTTGAAAGGAATGGGTTACAATTATTCTGATGTTCAAAATATGAATATTTTACAACAATTAAGTATAATTGAAAAATATTTTTCGTATTTTAGCAATCTAAATAATCCTATTTCTTTAGGATTAGCTTGTTTTTATCCTTATGCTTTACAATACTTAGATAATGATGAGTATATATTTGGTTCAGAACGTTCTATAAAATATGCTCATAAAATAGCAATGTGGAATTCAGGATACGATTTAAACAAAGATGGTTTCATAACCATCTTAGAATTTAAAAACTATTAATTAAAAGGAACTTATACTCACACGCACATTAACTTCAAAGTACAATTCTAGTATAAGTTTCTTTTTTAAAAAAAATAAATTATGAATGATTATGATAAAACAAAATTTGAAAAAGCAAATAGTAATAAATTAAAAACCCATATTTGTTTTTCTAAAGATAAAGAATCATCTGACTTTGCAAAAAAGATTTTAAAAAAAAGAAAAGATGATTTAGAAATTAGTTGGAAAAAATTCAAAAAAATGAACAATTATGAATAAGAAACACAAAGGTATAATACTTTTAGCAACGAAAATAGTTAATGACCCAAAAAAATTAAAAAAGGGTCAAAAATATAAATATAAAAATAAAAAGTAATGAAAAAATTAAATTACATAATATTTACTTTTACAATAAGTTTTTGTTTAAGTTTTATTAGTTTTGGTTTTTTTCCAATTACATTTGAAGTATATCTTATTAGTTATTTAGTATGGATAAATATTATTACATTATTACAAATTAGCCATAATCGTTTTGAATTAAACAATTGGTATAAATTGTATCAATTTGATGTAACAAATTATACATCTTATCATTTAAAAACATCAATTGGAAAAGGTACCGGATATTATAACGGTAAAAATTGGCAAGTTTATATAATATCCGATAAACAAAAACTTTTTTCTTCTAAATTAAAAAATAAACATATTTACTATATAAAAAAATACTTTTAGGATTTATCTTTATAAGTATAGGAATACACATTCCAGTTTTTCATAGTTAATTGTTTTGAGAGTGGGGGAACTCACTCTCTTTCAATCTAAAAATAATATTAACCATTATCTTTTAAAATTTTCACTAAAAGGTATAAAAAAAAACAATCAATATGAAAGTTATCAAAGTTGAAAAAAAAACAGGTAAAGTAGTACATTTTTGGACAGGAGTGTCTACAAATGAAGTAATAAGAAAAATGTTTCTTACTAAACCTGAAAGAGAGTATTTGTTAAAAATAAAAGCTGATAAAAAAGAAAATAAAACTATAAATTCTACCGATTTAAAAAAATTAAATAATAAAGTATTTACTTACGATATTTTAGACGATAGAAGATACTCACCTAAAGAAAAAGCAAAACGATTTTTCAAAACTAAATAAATAACCAATTAAAGTTATATATATTATAGCTTTAATTGTTTTTAATTTAACTAATTTTATAAAAAAATACTAATGAATTTTATTTTATTTGATATAGAAACAGTAATTAATTTCTTTTATATTTATTTTTATAATATTGAAACAGAAGAAACATTTGAATTTGAATTTTCAGAAATCACAAATAATATTGAAGAATTTAAAAAATATTTATTATTAAATTCAAATCACTATTTTGTAGGATTTAATAGTTTAAAATACGATGGTCCTTTATTAACATTCGTTATAGATTATATCAAATTTAATATTACTGAATTAACCAATGAAAAAATATTTAATAAAAGTACTAATTTACTTTTCAATAATGATAATTATCCTATTAAATATTTAAAACATTTAGATTTAGCTGAAATAGGTGGATATAATACTAAAGCTACAGCAGCTAGTCTTAAAATGATTGAATTTAATTTGAGATTGCCTAATATTGAAAATCTCCCTTTTGACCCTACAAAACCTATAAGTATAAACGATTTTCCTAAAGTTAAAAAATATTGTAAAACAGATGTAATGGCAACTAAAGCATTGTTTTATAATATGACTAATGAAATTAATATTAGAATGGATAAAACCTATAAAGATATTCTTAACTTACCTAATACTAAATTAGGAGAAAGTATTGTAAAACAAGAATTAGGGTTAAATTCTTTATATGTAAACAGAGAACATTTTGAACCATTACATTTAAAAAATGTTATTTTTCCATATATTGAATTTACAATTCCTGTTTTTAAAACTTTAAAAGAATGGTTAAGTAATCAAATTATAACAAAACCTAAAGGTACTTTTACTGAAATTCCGTTTGAAAATTTGAAATTATTAGAAGGATATTATATAAAAAAAATTAAGAAAGGTACACAGAAAAACTTGAATGTTTGGTTTCAAGGTATTCAATTAAATTTTGGTACGGGTGGTTTACATGCTTCAAAAAAAGGTATTTATACAACTACTTCTAAACGTATTATTATAGATATAGATGTAAAAAGTTTTTATCCATTTTTAGCTATTGAAAATTCTTTAATTCCCAAATCAATTAAAGAATTTTTAATAAGTATTGATAAAAAACCGGAATTGTTTTTAACTGTTTATAAAGGATTCGCAGAAAAAAGAAAACTTTATCCAAAACCTCATAGTTTAAATACTCTTTATAAATTAGCTTTAAATATTATCTTTGGTAAATCATTACAACCATCTTCTATATTTGGGGATTTGGAATACGGTATGAAAACTACTATAAATGGTCAATTAAGTCTTTTAATGATAATAGAAGGTATTTACAAAAACATTCCTGATATAGAGCTAATACAAGTAAATACTGATGGAATCACTCTTATATTAGATAGAGAATACACAGAAAAATTACAATTGCTAGTTAAAAAATGGGAAGATTTAACCAAATTGAAAATGGAATTTGCAACTTATCAAAAAATGATAATTGCAAATGTAAATAACTATCTGGCTTTATATGAAAACGGTAAAATTAAACAAAAAGGGGCTATGTTTTCTTATAAGGATTTAGAACAATATAAAAATCACAGTATGTTAATTGTACCTAAAGCACTAGAAACTTTTTATATACATAATGTTGATTATAAAATTTTTGTTAAAAACCATGATAATTTTTATGATTTTTGTAAAAGAATTAGACTAAAGAAAAACAATGGTGTCATACCAAAATTAGTTTATAGAACCAAAAATACCGGAATCCCTTTTGAAGAAAATTATGGTAAAATTACCAGATATATAGTAGCTAAACAAGGCGGAGAATTAGTAAAAATAATGCCTCCTTTAAAAAATAAAACTGAAGAAAGAGAAATAAGTATAGAAAAAGGATATAAAACTATTCCTATGAACTTTATTGATAAAACTGAAAACTTATTTAAATTATTAGATTATAATTATTATATTAAAGAAATTGAAAAAATTAGACTTGAAATAGAACCTGATTTTTTAGACAAACAAAAAAGGAAATACATTTCCTAAACTTGTTACTTTATTAAAAGTAACGTAATTAACCAATTATTTTATTAACGCTAAAAATTAAAAAAATGGCAATTGATTTCAAACCAGTATTTGCTTTACTGAAAGAAAAAAAAGAGCAAATTGTAGAATTAGAAAAAAAAGAGTATTTAACCAAAGGAAAAATTAATTTAGACGGAGAAGAAATTAATTTGAAAAAAGCAAATAAAGCAAAATTGCTTTATGACGTTTTACCAAAATTAGTATCTTATGAAAATGCAAATGTAACTTTAATAGATGCTAGTATTCCGGAAATGAAAATTAATGGTTATAAAGTAGCAGATTTAAAAGAAGATTGTTTAACAGCAATTAGTAAATTAGCTTTACCTAATTTGAAAAATCTTTATAATGCTTTATATATCAAAGTATCTAACAACAAAGGAGTTCCTGAAGAACTTAAAGCCGAATATGAAGGTATGGCTTTACTTGATGAATTAAAAGATGAATTAGAATCAAACGACATTGCAAATTAACAAAAAAAGGGAACTGGTATCATTATCAGTTCTCTTTTTTTTCAATCAAATTAAAAAAAATGAATAAAGAACGTGAAATACAACAACAAAAAGCTGTAGATGCTTTATTTAATAAATGGAATAAATCATCTGGTGTTTTTAGAGCTATGATTAAAGCTACTATGAGATTTGGGAAATCTAAAGTAGTATTAGATTTTTTAAAAAAAACAGGGGTTGAAAATTATTATAAGAATGTGTATATCATTGTTCCAAAAGTAATTAATGTAGAAAGTTGGAAAACTGAAAGAAACAAATGGTTTCCGGAATTAAAAATAACAGTTTTGAATTATAAATCTATTTTTAGAATGGAAAATCCTAGTTTTGTTATATTTGATGAAATCCACAATTTTACAATAAATCAATATAATAAAATAAAAAATACATTAAAAGGTATAGATATTATTGCTATTACTGCAACTTTACCTAGAGAACAAGAAAAAAAAGATATTCTTAAAGAATTAGATTTAGATATAGTTTACAAAATAAATTTAGAAACATCTATAGATTTAAAAATTGTTAATAATTTTGAAATTAATGTTATTTATTCCAAACTATCTACTAATTTAGATATTCGAGTTAAAACAGGAAAATATGATTTTACAACTAGTGAAACAAAATCTTATAGGTATTTAACAAAAGCTATAGCTAAAACACCTACGATGTTAAAACGATTAAACAGAAGTAGATTTCTGTACACATTAAAAAGCAAAACAGAAGTTACAAAAAAACTTCTTAAATTATTTAAAAAAGACAAAAAAATAATTATCTTTACAAAGAGTATAGATATAGCTAAAGAACTGTGTGAAAATACTATACATTCTAAAAACAATAATAACGATAATATATTAAGACAATTTATTAATAATGATATTAATAAAATATCAACTGTTAATATGCTTAACGAAGGTGTTACTATACCGGATATAGATACTGTAATTATTGAAAGTTTTGATTCTAATTCTAATAACTTATTACAAAGAATTGGTAGAAGTCTCCAATACAAAAAAGACAAAATAGTTAAAGTAATAATAATGGTAACTAAAGATACTATCGAAGAAAAATGGTTGGAATTAATAATTCCTAATGTAAAAGTTACTTATTATAACTATAATTATGGTAAATTTATAAAAAAACAACAAAATGGAAATTAATAACAAAATTTTACAAATTATCAAAGAAGAAAATATTCCTGAAGAAGGAATTTTGTATTTAATGAGTGTCTATTTCAATTTAACAGAAACCACTTTTGATGATGTTACAACTAATAAGGTAAATAATTTGAAATTTTTTGATAGAGATTTAGTTAAAGATAAAATTAATTGGAATGTACCGTTATTTGGAGATAGTACAACTAAAGATTTCATTGAAACTTATAGGGATTTATTTTATAACGTTGATAAAACTAGTGCCGGAGATAGACCTACTGTAATAAAAAAATTTAAAAAATTTTATACAGAATATCCCCAATATTCACATAAACAAATATTAAAAGCAACAGAATTATATTTAGATTATTGTGTAGAAAAAGGTGAATATATACAAAAAGCTCATTATTTTATCAAAAAAGAAAGAAATCCTGAAGGTTCAAAATTATTAAGTTGGTTAGAAATCTTAGATAAAGAAACTAAAACACGAAAGTTATATGGAAAGTAAAATACAAAAAATTCTTACTAATACCGAAAAAGGATTGACTTTTGGATTAAAATCTATGAATATACATTTAGGCGGTATACAAAGAGAAGCTATGTATGTTATAGGTGCAGATTCAAAAGTAGGTAAAACAACTTTTGTAGATTATACTTTTTTACTTTCTCCTTATCTTAATGATCATTTAAAAAAGAAAATTGATATACATTGGATATATTTTTCTTTTGAAATATCACGAATTAGAAAAATGTTTAGATTAGCACCTTATTTTTTTGCAATTGATTATAATAAAACTACTTATGAACACAAAGGAGAAACTAAAGAAATTAATAGTAATTATCTGATGAATAAAGTTATTGACAAAGACGAAGAATTAATAACAATTAAAGAAGATGATAAAGCTATTTTTTTAGAAATTTACGAAAAAAGATTAGTTCCTTTATTTGGTAAAATTGTAAATAATAATTTAGAACCCGGAATAGTAGATATTGTAGAAAGAGCAGAAAATCCAACAGGGTTAAGAAATTATATTTATAAATATGCTTCAGAAAATGGAAAGTTTATTAAACAAAAATATAATACTTTTGATAACAATGGTAACAAAGTAGTTAAAGAAAGAATTGTAGATTATCGTCCTAACAATCCAAAAGCTTATGTAATAATTATTACTGACCATATTCGTAAATTAAAATCAGAAAGAGGATTTAACAATAAACAAGTTATAGATAAATGGCTTGAATATGAAGTTGATATGAGAAATTTATTCGGTTATACATTTGTTGATATAGCTCATTTAAATAGGAAATTAGATGCTATAGATAGAATGAAATATTCTAAAGAATTTTTACATCCAACATTAGGAGATTTTAAAGATTCTGGAAATATGGGCGAAGAAGCAGATTATATTATTACAGGATTTAATCCTAGAGATAAAAAATACATGCTTAGAGAACATTTTGGTCATGATTTAGTAGATTATCCGAATTATAGAAGTTGGCATCTTATAGCTAGTAGAGATACCCCTCCTGAAGATTTTTTTACTGAAATGAATGGTAATTTAAACACTTTTAAAGATATTAATAATTAAAAAAAAATAACAAATGGCAGAACAAAAAAAAGATTTTAGAAAAATAAAAAAAGGTACTTTAGAAAACCCTAGAGTAATTATTATTTTTTCATTTCCGAAAGTAGGTAAAACAGAAGCACTAACTAAATTGAAAGATAATTATATATTTGATTTTGATAATAGTTTAGGATTTTATGATGCTATAGGAGAAAGTTATTCATTAACAGATGATCCTATAAAAGTATTAACTAAATTTAATAAAGACTTTACAGAATTGTTAGCGTATGTAAAAGAAAATGGAAAATTTCAATTTACTACCATTGATACAGTTACTAGTTTTTATGATAAATTAGCAAATACTATTGCTATTATAAATTATAATAAAGCGAAATCTGAAAATAAACCATTGGATTTTGATATTACTACTTTGGAATATGGTATTGGTTATACTTATAAAAGAGACGCCGTTAAAAAATTAATTACTAAAGTCAGCAAAATAGCCGAAACAGTAATAGTAATAGCTCATATATCTGATAAATCGGTTAATAAAGATTCTGGTGGTATAGAAGTGGCAGATATGGATTTAGAAGGTAAATTAAAAAACGTATTAGCTTTGAGTACAGATGCTATTGGTTTATTTTATAGAAAAAAAGATAATACTAATAATATAAAATTTGTACATAATAATTCAATAACTACCGGTTCTAGAATTAAACGATTAAGAGGTAAAGATATTACTGTTTCTGAATTACAGGAAGATGGGGTACTTAAAACTTATTGGGAAAATATATTCAAACTTTAAAAAAATAAAACATGGAAGAAAAAAGAAAATTAAAATTATCAGAAGTAATAACAGCAATAGATTCAGGATTGACACGGAAACAAATTAAAAAAGAATTTGATTTAACCGTAGAAGATATGAGAACTATATTTGCACATCCTGAATTAAAAAACAGAAAACCAAAAGTAAGAAATGTTATATTTGTAGATGATTCTATAACTGAAGAAATTGATTCAAAATCAGAATCCGAAAACATTGATGAATTATTCAATACTGATGATGAAATTCAAAAACTCGATAAAGAACCAAAAATCGAAAAACAAACAGAAACAACTGAAAAAGAAGAAGAAGATATTTTACCTTTTTAATAAATAAATAAAAAATACAATTATGAAATTTAAAAAATTGAATTCAGGTGCATTTAATTTTGGTTTAAATACCAATTGTCGCCTTAATAAATTTGAATATGTAGAAAATGATGGGAATCCATATATTTTAGTAGAAATAACTAAAAATGAAAAAACATTAGCTCAACGTTATTATAAAGTAACATCTGCTTTTGATAACAATACTAAAACAACTGATGTTAATAATGAATTCTTTAAAAAAGATATTGATAATCTCAGTCAGCTTTTAGGTCACTTTTTAGAAGCTTTTGTAAAAATAGAAACTCTAGAAGCAGCTTTGAAAGAAGATGTAACACAAGAAGATTTTATGCGTACTATTGTTACTTTATTACCGGAAGGATTTCAAAATATACCTGTTGATGTATTTTTAGAATTTCAATGGAGTATTAGTAAAAAACCAGGTATAAATAGAACTTTTTTACAATTACCTAAAAAACCATATCATGGTAAATTTATTGTTGCACCTAAAACTCAAATAGAATGGAAAACAATTAAAGATGATAGTGGTTTAAGTTACACAGCAATTGTCAATGATAAAGTAATTAAACATCCGTTTACTAGAACTGCTAAATATTTAAAATCCAAATATGCTTATTGTCAAACAACTGATAATACAGCTAATAATCCTACAATTATAGATCAAAATTTTGAAGATGC